GACGTTGCCCTCTTTGTCTTCGCGATCGTCGATACCTTCGTCGGGCCCGGCGTCCACTTCGTCGCCGGTCTGAGCCTGAGTGTCGGCAGCTTTGACTTCGGGCGGTTTCGTCCACTTGTAGCCGACCTTCACCCAGCCGTGCCCGGCGAGCAGCCAATCGTTGATCGAGAGCCGGAACTCGCGCTGGTAGTTGTAGGTACGCCACAGCCAGTTGAGTACTTCTTCGGTGATGATCGCGGTGAAGCCGCTCTCAGGGTTGCGAGCATTGACGACGAAGCGCGGGTTGTTGATCGCCACGGCCGGTGCCATCACGTTGATGGTGGCGAACACCATGTTGACGACGAGTTGGTCGGTAGACGGGTTGCCGTCGAGATAGCGCCCTTGGTACAGGTCGATGTACCGCTTCCACGCCTTGTCGTAGTTCGTCGACTTCGATGTGCGCCAGTTCTTCGATCGCTTCAACTCGTTCTGATAGAAGCTGAGTAGCTCGGCCTGTGTCTTCACGTTTCTGCCCTCTCAACGTTGGGCCGTTTCGCCAACTCTTTCTCGGAATCGACTCGCAGATGTTCTTTCAGGAACTCGCTCCTGGTCGTATGGAATCCGCTGTGGCCGACGAGTGCCCCGCCTCGGAAGGCGAAACCGACGCCGCTCACCCGGCAGCGAAAGCACTCGTCGCGACCGGGCTCGGTCGGCTTGCCACACGCGCAGTTCACTCCACTCCGGTTTGCTGATCGAGCCACGATACGAGTGTGGCTCGATTCTTGTTGGCTCGCTCCAAGTTGAGGATCGCTTGGATGATGTCATCGCGCTGGTCGTCCATCGCCAGCCCTTCGACGTGAGCCTTGACTTCGTCGATGGTGTGGTCGCCGGGATCGTACGCCGCCGGGTCGGCGCCAGGCACCGTCGTCCGCTCGGTCAGCAGGATTGGCGTCGCATCGGGCGGCGTCGCGTAGTTGCCGCTGTAGCCGGTGTACGTCACCGTGTAGTCGAAGTAGCCGGTCTGGCTGCTGATAGCAGTGATCTTGTACTCGACCCACATGCTCACGTCGTCGCGGTAGTAGATGCGCAACGGATCGTTCACCACCCAAGAGGCGGTGGGATCGGTGCCGCTCGACACGGTCTTGCTGACGAACACATGCGTCACCAGTGCCGGTGCCACGTTGTTCGTCCTGACCTCACCCGCGAGGATGCCAGCCGCTGCGGTGGCAACGTCGAACAGCCAGGTTGCAAACGGGATCGCCGTACCCGCCCCAGTTCCCGGCCACACCTTGCCGCCCCAGTTGACGCCTCGCGGCGGATTCTCGCGGATCGACCAGCGCGTGTTCGGTTTCTGATGCCGACCCTTAGCGATCGGGCGCTGAGTCTGAACTCGGGTCTTTGCCATCAGCCGAGAACAGGCTTGCCGCTGCGGGTCTTGCGCTTCAAGCCTTCGGCAGCCTCATCCAACTCCTGGCGCACCGCTTCGCCTTCACCGTTCTCGATCCGCTCATCCAACTGCTGTTGGCTGAACGGGCTGGTGATCACGTTGTCGTCGGCCCCGACCTCAGGGTCTTCGAGCGTGGACCCGATGAACTCCTGCTCGGCCTCGACATCGGAATCTTGTTTCTTGCCTGTCATGTCCTTGCCTCCTGTGGTTTGGGTGGATTCTCTCACTTATGACGTACCGCGAACGCGCCAATCGGATCACGGTCCTTGGTGATCGACTTGCGCCCCTTGCCGTTGATGATGTCGCTGTAACTCTGGCCGAACGTCTGACGCTCCCACCAACCGAGCGAACCGGGCGGCGGCTCCTTCTTCGGCTGGAACTCGGAGAACCATACGAACTTCAACATCTGGTTGGCGATCGCCAGGCTGATCACCCGGTCGTCGTAGGGCGAGCCCTGCATCTTGCCTTTGTCGGTGCGGACGTAGGTGCGCAACTCGGCCAGGGTCTCGGCGTCGTGCAGGATCAGCTTGCCCTCGGGTCGTAGCTCTTTCGCCAACTCGTCGATCATCAGCGGCTTACTAACCTGTGTCGTGTGATACCCGAGAACATCAGTGGGAACCGAATGCTTGTACTTCGGGGATCGTTCGTAATAGATGGGGAAGTAGCCAGCGCGCTGAATGGCCTTCAAGACGGTCAATCCATGATTGTTCGATTCCACCCCAAGCAGGGCTTGTCGGTAGAAGCGCCCAAGCGGGACGAGCACATCAGACCCAAGCAGGTCGGGGTCGATGATGCCGTGCCAATGAGCTACTACCTCACCGTTTCGAGCATTGATGACATGAGCCGAAGCTTTGTCGCTGTGCTCCAACCCTTGGGAGGGATCGGCCCCCACGACGTAACGATCGCTGTCATTGGGCCACGCCCATACCCGGAGGGCACCCCCGTCTTCTACGAAGCCAAGTTCGGGAGTCAGGTAGCCGCGCGTCAGTGGGTCACACGGTTCAATCTCGCGGAGCATCCGCAGATCGAACACCGGTCGCCCCGACTTTAGGAACGCATCCTCGGGGTTATCGGGGTATTCCTGCGCCATCTGCCAGTCGGGCAGTTCGGCGTTCTTGGCGTCGTACCAATCTTGGGTACGGCCGTTCGCGGACCACGGAAAGAACAGCGGCTCGAAGCGGTTGTTGCCGCTGATCGCTTCGCCCCACAGGCGATGGAACAGGTTGCCTTCACCGTTGGCGGTGCTGAGCATGATGATGCGACCGCCGACATCGGCGACCGGCTCGATCGCGCCCCACGCTTCTTCACTGTTGGGCAGGAAGGCGAGTTCGTCGACGACGACGAGGTAGGCGGTCTCGCCTCGGGCCGGGTCGGACGCTGACGGCAGCGATTCGACGTAGCTGTTGTTCGTGAACTGCATCGTGGTCAACGTCTGGTTGACCGGCCCGCCGCGCCACTTCATCCACTCGGGCAGGAACTGGTAGCCGTACTTCGATTTACCCAGCAGCTTGATCGCCTCGCGCTCGGTGCGCGACAGCATCAGTACCGGTCGGTCGGAGTAGAAGAAAGTCAGCCAGAAGGCGAATGCAGCGATCAAGGTCGAGAACCCGATCTGGCGGGCTTTCAGGATCAGGCTGTAGCGGTGGTTGAGCCATGAGTGGACAGTCTCAATCTGGGCCTCGAACAACTCGAACTTGATGCGGCCCTTCTCGGGGTGGCGGATGTACCAGTAGTGCTCGCAGAAGTAGATGAACCCGTCGAGCAGTTTGGCGGAGTCCTGCGTGTTGGGCGCGCACATCCGCCATTGCTTCTCGTTCCAGATTTCCTCAAACGAGTAGTCGGCGTCGAGCAGATCGGTCATACGCGGATCACCATGAGTGAAGCACCGCAGATCATCTGATCATCAACCGCCCACGTCATCGGGATCGCAGTCGTCAGCCCGGTCTCGGTGGCGTAGGTGGCGGAAGCGTTGTAGAGAACGGGACGTAGCGACGAGAGGGTGGAAGCACGCATCTGACCGAGATATGTAGCAGCGGGAGTGGCATCGGCAATCCGGCAGCCACCAACCGGGTCCCCAAAGGAACCAACCGAGTCAGAGGACGGCCAGAGGTTGAAACCAATGGCTCCAATATTCAGGCTCGGGCTGCTGGGAAACGTCTGACCGGATGATCCGAACTTGACGTAGGCGGTCAGGTTGAGTTGCCCGACATCGCCGACATTAGGACCACCAACATAGACATAGCGCCCGACGTTGATACCGGCCGTCCCAACCGCCAACGCTCCCCACGTCGGCGTGAAGCTCGCCTTGACGACATCGACAGTGCCGAAGCCCGAAACGGGCACCCACGCACCACCGACCCTCGCATGGAGCACGCCCATCAGATCGCCAACCCAACATCCTCGACATAGAACGCTGAGCCACCCGTCGCAAACGACCATGACATGTCGCACGGTCCTTGGTTGGGGGCCATCGTCACCGTCAGCGACATGGTGGTGCCATCACCGGGTACGAGCCACATGACCTGAACACCACCCCAGCCAGTCCCAGCGCTATACCAGCCACCGCTGACCGACGCTGCACTATTCAGCAGTGCCACAGCGCATTGCATCTGAGCAGGAGGACGGATCGCGTTCAGCTTGAACACGACTCGATACAGGCGTCCGTTCTGCATCAGAACCGAGAGCGGATCGGTCACGGTCGTCGTCACCGTAATCGGGATCGTCGCCAGGCTTGTCAGCATCGTTCCTTTGGCGACAATGCCGCGCGGCACGGAAGAAGGAAGGGCCAAGATGTCGGGGGCATCCGAGTCGTACCACAACTCGGCATTCGGATTAGCCCCGATCGGATCGGTCGTCGCGACAACAACAACCCCATCGACGTACTGCTTGGTGACAGCTTCCATCGCCGCCGCAGGATCGGCGGGGAGCACGATCGGGACGAGGAACTTGCGTGTCACCCTTGAACGACAATCGTGTAGTCGCCTGCTGCTGGCGCGACCGTAAAGCGCACGGTCACGGTCGTGGTCGATGTGTGCTCAACGTCACAGTCGATTTCGTCCCACGGCGTCGCCGTGCGATACACGGTGACATCCACATCGCGCGTGTTGAGGTTATGCGTGACGACGGTCGATGTCGCTGCCGCGCAAGTCACCGAGAACTTGCGCATCAGCACGCCTGCGAACATCGTCGCGAACGCTGCGACCGTCAGGTCTTTCGGGTCAGCGGTCGCCCCGGTGTCGTTGCCCTTGATCGTGAGCGTCGGCATGTCTGCCAACTTGGTGTTGTCGACAGAGTTGGCTGCGACGGTCGAGTTGCCGTACTGCGCCCACACGGTCGCCGTGGTGCCGGGCGTGATCGCTCCGTTGGTCGTACACACCCACGACGTATCAGCGTTGACGGTGCCTTCGTTGACGAACATCACCGCGCCTTCGAGTTCACCGATCGCGTCGGCGTCGAGGGCGCGGGTCCAGGCCCCGGACTGAGCAAGCCAAATGCCGTTCTGGCTTCCAGTCGATTGGTCCTTGCAGAGAACGCGATCGTTGGCGCTCGGTGTCACGCCGTCAATCGCGGTGAGACCGGATTGCGTGATGTTGGCGGTGGTCGCGATCCGCACCGATTCTTTCCATGACAACCCGGCGATCGAGTTGTCGACGTAGCCCTTGTTGGCGGCATCGGTGGACGCGACGGGGGTGCCGACGTTGGTGAGTACGAAGCCACCCATGCTGACGTTGGCGGCGGCAGCGGCGAGGGAACTGATCGAGATGGCCGAGTGGGCGGGACCGTCGTGTGCGGGTGTGCCGTGGGTGTGATCCGAACGCGGCACGGCAGCAGACGATCCACTGGCTGAGGCGGCACCGAACGAAGTCTGGGGAGTGACCGCGCCGAAACTCACCATGCCGTGCTTGTGGTCTTCACGCGCGTATGTCGTAGCGACACCGACAACGGGCGTGTCACCGATCGCTTGCGTAGTGACAGTGGTGGCGGGGACCGCGCCCGCCCCGCCTTGGGCGGCGACCCAACCAGAGCCGTTGTACCAATACAGAACGTTGCCGGTGGAGTCGAAGTACAACTGACCCTTGACCGGTGACGACGGTGCAGAGGCGAGGTTCTGCACGACCGCGTTCTGCAACTCGTTCTTGGTCAGGTCGAGTGCGGTCAGGAACTTGCGTGCCATGTCTGCCCCTTATGAAAGGTATGCGGTGCCCGAGAAGGCGGCGCTGAACTGGATCGTCAGCGTGGTGGTGTCGATATGGCCGATGTCGCCTTCACACGTCGCACCGCCCGAGTCGATGACGGTGACGTT